CTGGAGCCTTCCACATATCTGTCCACCAGGGTACAGGTCGGGAGTCTCGGGGGTCTACTATCGCTATACGTACTGCCTGTTATAAATAAACAGGAACAACCTGTTGCAAACTATCTTGAATACGTGTATAGTCGATTTCAAGTTTAAAGGAGAAGCGTATGACAAAACACGGCGGAGCTAGGATTGGCGCGGGCCGGCCGGCAACACCAGTAGATGTGAGAAGGGCGATTGTGCTGCGTAAACAGGGGCTTTCGTACCGACAAATTGCAGAAAGATTTGGGGTAACAGAAACAATTGTGAAGCGGGCGATTAGAAACGAAACCAAAAAGGAATCAATATGAGAGAGAAAACAGGCGGAGCAGCATTCCCAACACCCAGGTTCATGGTCGACGATGAGTCGCGGATCTTGGGCTTTTCAATTAACACCGACGGCATGTCGCTGCGGGACTACTTTGCGAACACGGCGATGCAAGCGTTGTTAGCTGGCGGTGCGCACCCCAATGTGTACCAGCTGGCAGCAGATGCATACAAAGCAGCCGATGCCATGCTAGAGGAGCGTGACAAATGAAACCAGCTAAAGAAGTATGTCTACGCATGGCGCTGTATCAGTACAGCTGCCGCAATGAGCAGATGATGTGGCGCTGGTTGTTTACCTGGGCGGCATGGAAAGATGAGCCCGAATTTTTTACCGACCCGCGCATGCCTGTGTTCAAGCCGCGCAAAGCCAAGAAGCGCTGGAAGAACCTGACCAATAGCGAAACAAACGCAATCATCAAGCAGATGCCCAACTGGACGACGGACCACCTAAATACATTCATCTTCAAGGTGTTGGTTGAAGAGAAATTCAAGGAGAAAAACAGATGACCTACAACGCAGAGCAGATTACCTTTATGTTGGCGGAGGCCATAGACCAAGACCGAGAGTACAAGTCGTGGCACGTAAGCACTAAGCACCTGATGGCTCTTGTTGCGCGGGTCGTTGCCGAGGAGCGTGAGGCGTGTGCAAAGATGTGTGATGCGTTGGCGGTGCATCCTGAATATGCTTCTGAAGTCACTAAGTTAGCGGCTATGGCAATCCGAGCAAGGGGACAAGCATGACTGATGACGATGACATCCAAGAATACGTGCGCCCTTGGAAAGGATTGACAAACGAGGATCAATCTTTTGTGTACGACCAAGTAAAACAGATTGTGGGCGGCAAACCATTTTGGGTGAAGTTTGCAGATGCTATTGAAGCCAAACTCAAGGAGAAGAATACATGAGCGCAGCAGAACTTAACATCTGGGAGAAGGCTTTGGGCTGGCGCAAAAGGCAGATGATCCAACGCCAGCTCGACCCCATCACAAACAAGATCAGGAACGACACCTTGGAAGAGGTGGCCCAAGAGTTTGACAAGATGAAGAACGGCGGGGATACCACGGCCAGCTTTGCCGTCTACGTTCGGAGCATGAAGCGATGATCAAATACGACGGCTATGACGAAGCAATCATTGGACCTGCGCATATTTGGCGGGACCATACAACAGTTGCAGTCCTGGTTTACGACGCGGAAAAGATTGCAGAAATACTAATGCGGGATGGATGCTCTGCCGAAGAGGCCAGAGAGTTCATTGAATTCAACATAGAAGGCGGATACCTGGGGCTTGAAACGCCTGTGCTGGTATGGCCTAACGACATATGGGACGAAGAAAATGATTGAGAAAGCATCAGCCGATGAGCATCAGGTGGGTGGCGACCACTATCACAAGATCGGCATCCAGCCCTGGGCCGTCATGGAATCTGTGCTTAACCGCCAGGAATTCATAGGCTACCTAAAGGGCAACATCATCAAATACAGCATGAGAGCTGGCCGCAAAGAGGGGTCAGACGATGCCGCTAAAGCTTGGCATTACAAACAAAAGCTCAATGAATTTATAGGTTTTGACGCACCATTTTAAGGGAACGACATGTTAGAAAGAAAAGAACTAGAACTGAAACTAATCAGGCTGGATGGCGGCACTCAGGTGCGCGCAGCAATCAAAGAAGAAGCGGTGATGCGCTACGCTACGGACCTGGAAGGCGGGTCAGTATTCCCACCGATGCGGGTGTTCTTTGACGGCACAGATTACTGGATGTCAGATGGATTCCACCGGTATCACGCAGCCCTACGGATTGGGATGGCCACCTTCCCATGCGAGGTAGAGACAGGCACCCCCAGGGATGCTCTGTTCTTTGGTAGTAGTGCCAACAATCTGCACGGCCAACCGATGGACAACGCCGACAAGCGCAAGGTCACTATGATTTTTGTAGAAGATTTTGAATGGGGCGAGTGGAGCAATGCGGAAATTGCCAGGAAGGTTGGCGTGTCTGCGCCGTTCGTTGCCAAGATGCGTGGGGAAAGCGCGCCGGCCGTGCGCAAATACATAACACCCAAAGGCAAGGTAGCCGAGAAGCGAAAGCCCGAAAAGAAAGATAAGCCAGCTAAGCCAGCCAAAGCAGCGCCCCTGGTTGAGCCACCCAAAGCAGAGCCACCAGCGGTAGATCACCGCCAGGAAATGGTAGACGAGCTGATTGCTCAAAATGAAACACTAACCGACCGATTGGCCGTCAAAGTCATGGACGCGACAGCCGAAGAAAAGAAAGCAGCGGAAGATCTGATCAAACAATTGCGCGAAGAGATTCGTATTCTGAAGTTAGAAATGAATGCGGTTAAATCCAGCCGGGATAAATTCCAGTTGGAAAACGCGCAGCTCAAGCGTCAGATTTCCATGCAACAAAGACAACTTAAAGCCTACGAATAAACAAGGCCCAAGCCGGCGGGCATAGTGTGCCGGCAGCGGAGAATCAAAATGAGTTTACAACTAAGGGATTATCAAGACGCTACCCTGGCAGCGCTACGCCAGGGGTTTGCAGAGGGAAAGCGCGCGCAGATACTTTATGCACCGACCGGAGCGGGCAAAACAGAAATGGCTATTGCTTTGCTCAACGCAACCAGGGGTAAAGGTAACAAGGCAGCCATGCTGCTGGACCGAATCATTCTGTGTGACCAGACCAGCGAGCGATTAGAAAAATACCATATCCCGCACGGGGTACTACAGTCAGGCCATTGGCGCTACCGACCATATGAAAACATTCAGGTTTGCTCAGCTCAGACGCTGGAAAAGCGGGGTTCATTTCCAGGTTTAAATCTGTTGATTGTGGACGAGTGCCACACAACGCGGCAGCAGACAGTTGATTTCATCAAGAACAATCCTGATGTGCGTGTCATCGGGCTGACGGCTACGCCTTTCACCAAGGGGCTGGCCCATATCTATGACAACATCGTCAACACAGTCACGACCAGGGAGCTGGTGGAGCAGAAGGTATTGATGCCTCTACGCGTCTTCATTGCCAAAGAAATCGACATGACCGGCGCCAAGAAGGTAGCGGGCGAATGGTCCCAGGCCGAGGCATCCAAGCGGGGCATGCAGATCACCGGGAACATTGTCGAGGAGTGGATCCGAAAGACGAATGAAATCTTTGGCGGCCCACGCAAAACGATTGTGTTTTGTTCGGGCGTAGAGCATGGCGCCGACCTGGCCGCACAGTTTGCAGCCGAGGGTTATAACTTTGTGTCGGTCAGTTACCGGGATGATGACCAGTTCAAGCGGGATGTGATTGAAGATTTTGCCAGGCCGGACACAGAAATACACGGACTGATTGCCACGGATATCCTAACCAAAGGCTTTGATGTCCCTGATGTAATGATCGGCGTGTCGGCCAGGCCGTTCAGCAAATCTTTATCGTCGCATATCCAGCAGATGGGCCGCATCATGCGCCGGGCTGACAACAAAGAGTTTGCCGTTTGGCTGGACCATAGTGGGAACTACTTACGTTTCCAGGAGGATTGGGAAGCGGTCTATCACAACGGCGTCGATGTCTTGGATGATGGAAAAGAAAAGGCCAAGAAAGAAAAGACAGAAGACGAGAAGAAAGAATCCAAGTGTCCATCGTGCGGGCATCTGTGGCCGGGCGGGTCTGATACCTGTTTGCATTGCGGCCATGTGCGCGAGCGTCAGAACAAGGTAAGCAGTATTCCTGGTGTATTGGAAGAGCTGGAAGGGATGGCCAGCAGGGATAACAAGCAAGCATTTTGGGCTATGTGCCAGTGGCATGTGAAGTATCGGGGCTGGTCCAGCGGCCGTGCTGCGCATTGCTATAAAGATAAGTTTGGGGTATGGCCCAGGGGCCTGGCCGATACGGCAGCGCCACCGGATACTTCGTTTGAAAAGTTTGTTAAGAGCCGGCTCATTGCATACCTGAAGGGGAAGGGCAAATGACTGACCTGATTAGCTATTGCAAGCTGCATGGCATCCTGATTGATAGCCCTCCACCGATTGGTTACTGGCGCCGATACCCGACGGATGATCACCCAAACAGTAGGAACGGAGCGGTCAAGTACATGGGAACCCATGCGTTCGTGCAGAACTGGGCGACCGGCACAGAGGTGGCCGTGTGGCATGCGGATGAATTGAAGCCGGCTGATGT